GGCCCCTTGATAAGGCCCCACATGCCCTTCGTTGCTGTAACGAAAGGAGGTCAACAATGAGCCGTATGCTTAAAATCATACTTATCGTTGTCGACATAGCTTGGTGTATCTTGCAAAGATATCCAAGCGTTCTCCCTAAGTAAAGAATCAGTCCGGATACAACCGGCCGCTCCCTTAATGAAAAATAGTTAAGGGGATCCACAGCATCGAACCATGGAAAGGAGTCTAACCTCGTATGCGTACCCGATCAAGGACCACGTTCTCCTCAGGCCAGTCTGGGGGCGGAAGTTACCAAACTTTCGAATCCCCATACCCGCCTGGGCCCGTGATTGCTCTCCCGTCGAGCTATATATCGTTTCCGAAAGGTTACGAATCTATAACCGACGAGACGCAAGTATCCTTGGATGGACAGTCGAGGGCAAAACAGCGTCGTCATTTGACGCAGCTGTCTCGACAATTGAGGAATATCCAGCGAGATTTCGGTCTGGGTCGTTTAGACCCTTACCTGTCATCTCACCAGAGGTTCCTCGATGTGCATCGCTGCAACCACACCGTAAAGAGATTATCCTTTGAGGATATTCTCCATAAGGCTCGGAGGCAGATTTCTGGCGATAGGTATACGATATACAACTACGTTCATCGGAATGGCGATTTTCTACTCAGACCGAACATTCTTGGTTCTGACGGCGTAAACTCAGGCCGTTGGAACGCTAAGAATTATCAGTCTGATCCGTATCGCACTCCCGATTGGTTTGCCCTCCTAGATCAGTTTAATGAGGCCACTAATAGCCTCATACCGTCATCAACACTCCTCGGAGAGAGCATCTACGAACACGGCATCTTTATTGATGCGTTTAAGTTTGTGCTCAATCCGTCTTCCGCCCTTAAGAGCTTTCTTAAGGTCGCGAAGAAGGTGTATAAGCCGGGTCAGACTCTAGGGAACGTTAGACGTATAATCAAGCAAGCATCCGGCACCTATCTGGGTTACCAGTTCGGTGTTCGCCCTGCGGTCCAAGAAGTTAGGAGAGCCCTTTCTGCACACGAAATTGTGCAGGGTCGGCTCCAATGGCTTCAACAGAATACAGGTGGATACGTGCCCATCAGGGTTAGGTCGAAAATCGACTCGCCGTTCTCTAACGAAGATCTTCCAGGTCCTGGCACCTCATCTACAAAGGTTCTTTGTGATGAGAAGTCAGTAACTGCGACTATCTCCGCTTGGTGCAAGGTCCGCGAGGACCTTAACTACGCTGGACAGTGGTCTGCTTACACTCAGTACTTCGGCCTTCAAAAGGTCGCAGGACTGGCGTGGGAGCTAGTTCCGATGTCCTTTGTT